TTTTTGTACATCCAATATGCGACAGGTTTGCCATCACTGTTAACCTCAATACCTGATATAATTCGATTTCCGCTGGTGGTCATTCTGTTGAGGTGTGTGGGGCAAAAATCAGCCTCTAACAATTGGAACTGCAATGGAACAGGCATATTTCTATCTGCTCGTTTGCGTATAATTCGTATGAATACCTCACCCGCCTCTTTTCTGGAACGTGAAGCTTGTTTTTGTATGCCGAATATACCCAGATTACCCATGGCATCTGCCAAAGGTGCGTAATCCATAAATAGCTCTAAAATCGCTTTGTCGAATGCTTCGTCACCTGTTTGTGGTCTGGGTACAATACCTGTGCCGATCTCGTTTGATGTTGCAACACGCAACGCTCGGGAAGACCACACATTATTTCTAACGCTTGCGCGACTGCGCGCGCGAAGTTTGCTCAATTCTGTTGTTGCCGCGCCAGTTGGTGATAGATTAGGTGCATCCCATGCACCGAGACGGCGACCTTCGCTAGATGCCTCATATGCACGCTGATCAGATACCGGTTGCTCTATTAATCTCTGTCGAGCAGTTTTATTTTTCGGCAAATGGAGTGTTTGTCGTTTCTTGGCCATTTATAAACCCTTGGCTGTTCTGGTGCGATATGATCTAGGTCGTGTTACCCCTGCAACAGTTGCCGCATCGCGACTAACTGCGTTGCGGATAGCATCGCGTGCGATAAGCATTTGTTCAACCGAATGATATTCAACCTCTCGACCATCCAATCGAACACGACGTTGACCACTAACAATGGCGGCTTCAATCGTATCCAAATCAGCTTGAACCCAAGCCATTATCGATTAACTCTCATGCGAACTCTCCGACCAGTTTTAACTTGTGATTTTGGAGTGCCTGTTTCAATATCACTCACCTCAGAATTATTATCCCACACTTCAGCCCATGCGGGTGGATTTTCCCAATTTATTTCTTTTTTCCAATATCCATCAAGTTTAATCAATAAACCGGCTTTTGCATAGCATAACAGATCGAAAGTTTCATTTCTAGCACGACTTAAATTTTCCCAACCTTTGTCAGATCGTGTCTCAGCAACAATCTCAGCATAAAACCATGATGGGAGCCAATCGGGGAAATGGATATAATCTGTACCAGCGTCTTCACGCTTGAGATTAGATGCGACAGCATCTTTTAAAGTTGTCACGTTTAAAATCCACAGCGGCATCATCCCAACAACCTTTGCTTTGGTTGCAGCTGAAGAAGATTTGTCAGGCATGGATTTACTCGCCATAGGTTTGTTCACCCCAATGCGTGGACGCTCACCTTTGATCAAATTGAACCTACCGTCCAAGCCCAAACCTTTAACACGTTTCCAGAAAGAATAGGCGTTTTCTGTGACACCCTCCTTACCCCCAGAATCACAGGTGGTCATGCTAACCCCCATAGTGCGACCACTATGGTCATCTACAGCGTACCGTTGCAATATGACACGATCTATTAACAGATCCCAATCTTCTTTGTGCCCTGCGGGGTCTAGTATTGCCATTTCACCATGACTTTCTCGCTCCGAAATAGCAATGTCAAATCTGTCCAACAACCAAGATTCAAACTTAACACCAAAAGCCTGAACTTGAACTACGAATTTATTAGCCTGAACATCAACCGATGCTATTAGGAATCTGGCGTCCTTTGGAACAACTCGTTTCGGTAAATCTTCTGCACGTTGTTCGAGATACTCAGCGGACATTTTTTCAGCGGCGCCAACAGGTATATATGGTAAACCTTGATCGGTGTTTCTTGTTGCTTTTAGTTTGTACTCCTCACCTGTGTCAGCATAATGGATTAGAGCGTTAAACTCTTTCTCTAATAGCGACTCCCATGTTTGAAACTTGGCAGCAACACCTCCTAACCAGAACGATGCGATTGAATTCTGCTTATCAGACTCAGCCTTCCAAAATCCAGCGAGGTTCATTTTGTTCTTTTTCTCGTGTGTCAATTCTGAACCACAATTGGGACAAACAATGTAATTATAACGCTGAGCTGTCTCTTTCGCACCGTTTTTACGGATTTCTATGATTAAATCACGCTGTTCGGGTAGGTTGAACAACTCTAAACCAGGTGTACATGCGAATGGATCGTCACATTCAGGACACGTCCAAAACCATAATCGCCTATCGCCGGAGTTGTACAACGCTAAAATACCTCCAACTGGTGGGGCTTCGTGGATTGTTTTAGCTTTCCATGATACGTCTGTGAAATCTCGACCAGGGCTAGACTCAACAACACACATCCCACCGGACATGAATGTTTGTGTCCGCTTCATGGCTTGTGAGTAGATATCCCCCTCACCATTATCATCAGGCATACGATCATAATCAGAAAGGAACACATATTTATAATCTTGAGCCGACAATTGTGTTGGGGATGGATAACCTAGCATTAACGCTGTACCATTTCTAAAATATTTACCCAAAATATTGTCATCGTGCGTCGATGGCGACAACTGGGCTTTCAGATCGGGGCTGTTGTTCAACATTCGCTTAACGCGCAATCTGGAGTAACGCCTTGCGGCCTCTTCTGTCATATGTATAACTAGCATGTCGGATGGATCACATGTGATTATGTAGCCGATACCTCCGTCGATGAGCCCCTGGGTCTTACCTGTACGAGCCGGAGCAACAAATATAACACTGGTGAAATCACGACTAGATATTAAATCCATGGCCGCGACCATGTAGGGTGTTTGATCACCAGCCCACAGACCTGAATAACCACCTGGTGTTGCAATCATTACAGATTTTTCTACAGCGTCCGAAACATTAACCCTACGCGGTGGTTTGAAAATCGACCCAGTGTTGGATGCAATCGCCCCAGCGGTGGCTTGGATATCATCCATCCCAATCACCACTGGCATTGACATCTCGAACTTCTGGGGATAATTTGGCCAGTGTTTCCGCAAGCTGTTCGCGACCCGAATCAACAATAGCGATCAGTGCTTCGGCATCACTAGATGCGATTATACCATCTCTCTCAAGCGCATCCGGCAAAGTATCCAACAATAGGGCAATCGGTTTGAAGGCTTCGGCCAAAACCTGTTCAACCTCAAACGCTGGGATCAGTTGTCTCGACTCCACCATATTTTTGCGTTGCTTTAACTCCGAGGCATTTTTCGCATCTTGCGCCTGATAATAAGTGAGTTGCATTTTCGGTGGCATTTTGTCTGGGTCTGTTATTTCTGGCTCGACATCCGGTTTTTGTGGTTCGTATTTAGGGCGAACATCATCCAAACTTGTTACGTGTGACAATCTCCAAACGTTAGCGTTGTTGCGAAAACCGGAAGGTGGTGTGTCACCAATCATCTTGAGTACAGTGTTGCGACTGAAGTTATACTCATCACACAACTGTTTTATTGTGAATAAAACCTTGTCTTGGGATGGTGTTCTTTTTTCTAACTTCGCCATTTTAACCTCTTGGTTTATGATTGAGTTTTAATTATGAACTATAACATATTTTAACTAAGTAACCACTAGCGCTCAAACGCAAATGTCTATATTTGTTGGGTTTTAAAACACTGAAACTTATCCACATTTTATCCACAGACTTATCTACAGGCTTGGAAACGACGCTATATCTAAGGATGCATTAACCCCCTATATAAAAACCTAAAAATTTCTCAGAAAACGGGCGGCTCTTCCCTCGCTTTGCGCGCTAAAAATCGTAGGAGCCTCAGAACAAAAAACTACCTGTGGGTAAGTCTGTGGATAACTATTGCAAGTTTATAATATATAAATATAAATTAATTTTCAATACAGCGGGAATATATCAGATCGCGCGGGATATGCGGGGTAGTGCCAGAATGACACGCACAAAAAAGCCGCTCTGATAAGCGGCTTTAAGGTTAAAGGTTAAAGGTTAAAGGTTAAAAGTTGCTGATTAACTTAGTAATAAGACGATCAACCAGCATGCGAGACATAATATACCATTTGTTATGGCATCCATTTAAACATATTCCGGCAACATTGGAAGATTAGCGCCCATGGTGATTTTGTTAAAGTTGTTCATTTTATACCCCTTGTTTAATTGTTATATATTCGCTTGCGATCTCATTAGCATTATCAACCGTCAACCAGTATTCATCGATCCCCGTTCCCCGTGCATCTTCCAATAAATAGCTAAGCATTGCGCCTAATTGATTATGATCCCATCGTGCTATATCATCATCAAGCCACTCTTGTAAATTCCCACTATATGATGATATAAAACCATCATAGCTTGTGAAATGTTCCTTTATATATGCAGCAAAACCGATCATATTTGTAACACTGGCAAGCGCGCGGATCTCCTCTTTCTTAATTGTTGCAAAAATTCGATCGGTTTCAAAATTGTAATATTTAGGACTCGCCAAATTATCAAATTTTAGATCTAACCCCAGAAAATGCACCTGATTCGCGTAATCAATTTCTATTGTGAACTTATCATTGATCATACTATTGATAAGTTCAACATAGGTTTTACTGTATGCTTGTTCATAACCTTTATAATCAATTATGAGATCGTCGCTATCTTTTAATGTATAGCTTGCGTGTTCATTTCCGTTATCATTATCCCAATCAATGATATTCTCAATAGTCCAATCAATCGGCGTAGCATGTATGGAATTATAAAAACCCTCAAAAGGCAATACGATCAATATTTCGTTTTTATCGTTCAATGTATTCATTTTAGTAACTCTCCTTTATAAGATCGCGTTTCAATTTAGTCATAACGCTTGTATGTATACGATTAATTGCAGAAAAACGATCCGCTTTATTTTCGCGTAATCTGTAGCCTGCTGCTTGTAAGGCTTCAGTAATACTTTGCGCGTCGCCTGCGTTATAGCCATATTTCCACCGTACCCCGTGGCGCTTGTTGTTGATCCTTATTTCGGCATCATAGTACGTATTACCGTTTGCACGGTCGAACCATTCGCCGAAAACTATTGACACATGATCCGACTTTTTTAATACTTTTAATTTTTTAATATTCATTTTAAACCCTCGATTTTAGGCACACTATAACCCCTAAACAATTGACCTAATTTAATGCCTAACATTGGGAACCATTGATCAATAATCATATCAATTTCAGCATCACAAGCGGTATCAATGTCAATTAATCCAATACTATCGGCATATTTTAAAATGCTATCATTCGTAAAAATAACATATATAGCACCAGGTAAACCGCGTAACCACTCAACGATCGCACCTTGCTCGCCAATGCGATCAATATTGTACCCCGCTTCATTTTTAAAACTCATATATGCACCCGCGATCCGCTGCTTAATTGTTGCATTATCTGAGATGTTTATATAATCAAGATTAATATTTTTAATCAATAGCACCTTGATTGCTACATCAAGCTGTTTCGCTGTATTCGTTCTCGTTCTTTTCATTTTATCGCTTCCTTTTTAATTGTTTGTTATCTGTAAAAGTTTTGACCGTAAACGTCATTACTATCATTCAGCATACGTGGGCGCTTGTTTATTGGCATATCTTTATAATTAACTCTAAACGCTGGCGCGCTCTTTCTGACAAGGTATACGCTCAATAAAGCGGCTTCTATTGTGATCGTTAGTAATAAAATAGTTAACATGGTTATTCGTCCTTTTAAATTGGGCAACGCTATCGCCGCCAGTGGTTAAACTATATCAAATTTAGAAATTAAAACAAGCACTATTTTAAAAATAAACACTATATAAGGAGTTGATATTAACGAGCTTTTTGCAAATAAAATCTGTGGATAAGTTTCAATAGATATCAACACCCGACAAGATCAACACCCCTTAGGCAGAACTGCTTCCCCTTAAGAGTCGATGGAGGAAAATTTTGAAAATTTTTGAAAATATTTTAGAAAAAAAATTGTATAAAATTCTTAAATCTCACAAGTACAAAAAAGCCTGACTACATTTCTATAGTCAGGCTTAGAATCGATTTAGATGGAGGTTATATAAATATATCAACTTCCCAACATTCTGTGCATCTTCTTAAATATGGCTTTCTCTTCTTTTATCTGTGATCTGTAAATCTTATCCGGTTCTAAATTGAAACCATGGATGAACCATGCTGTCGGAAATTGAGCTGAAGATCTACCCCATTTATTACCATTACCATCCTTACCGGGTTTAGTCATCTTAAAATCAATTCTACTATTAAATGTTAGAACTGAGACACCACCATTCGCTTCAAATAGTTTTTGGTATTCAGCGCCACCGAGCACTTCAATGGGTAATAATAACGCCCAATTATTTGTTAGTTGGTAGCAACGTTCAATCCAATCCAACTTAATGCTAAATGGTGGGTTGGTCACTATGGCGTTAGAACAACAAGTATCATAATAGAAATCGGAAACAGCGCTGTCGAAGAAATCTTTACCATCTTCTAATGTTGAACCAATAGTATTAACCAGCGCAATCAGTAAACCACTTAGCAAGTCGCCATCACCACTGGCCGGTTCCCAAACAGCATAATCGGACAGCCCGACCAAATCAATCAAAGGTTTGATGGCATAAGGTGGGGTCATGCAAAGATCGCTTTCTGGTGATTTACTATTAATTTTTGGTTTCATTTATTACCTCTTATAGATTTCACAATTTTATTTCTGTGAAAATTCACCTTTTTTCTACTGTGAAAATTCACTTTTTTTCTACTGTGAAAATTCACTTTTTTTCTACTGTGAAAATTCACCTTTTGTTTATTTCAAAAAACCAGATTTATAGTCAATGGGATACTCTTTATAGCAAGCAATACACATTACATATGCACCAATTGTTCCAATATTGCTACCACCACTAGGGAACAGCATCATTGTGTGTTGGCAACAGGGACTGGGATCGGTTTGATGAGTGCATGTTGTTTCATTATTACTTTCCACAAACATCAACCCTATAACCATTCAGAACATCAACCCACAGCTTCTCACGACGACGATCCCTAACAAGCTTGTCATTTCGTACCAGTGTTGGGATCTCATGTCTTGGCATATAATCACAAACCAATAACACCTTCCTAACATTTCTGTATATTTTATATATTTTGTCGATAGAAAAACCTGTTATCTTCCGAATAACCTCTGTGTCCCTGTTGAGCAATAAACTTTCAAACACAAACAAATCCATCACTTCAAGTTCCACGATCAATTCGCTATGGTTTTTTTGAATATTGCTACTGCGTGTGGAACAATCGGCTCAATCAATTCCAAAATAGCTTCGGCGTATACGCGAATTTCATATTGAGCATGTGGGTGCAATCTCTCACGCAAAAAGTGAAACAAATTATGCAAATTCATTGTTGCAAACATATGTGAATATGTTGCTACCGGCAACACAGATCGAGCAAGCTCACGAGGACAACCACCAGCTATCAAATCTTTATATACAGAAAAAGAAGCCGCGTTCGCATTCATCATATCCAATCTATATCTGTTAGCTTCTGGATGTTGCTCTGAAGTACGCATTTGCTTGTTATCGGTAGATTGTGTTGTTATTTGATTTGGTTCGGGAATATAAAACTCTTCTGGTAACTCTTTATATCTGGCGCTTAGCTCATTATATGATTGTGTACGATGACGATACCACTGCCGGAATACAAAAATAGGAGCCTTAACCTCAAAGGTGAATGTCACAGCTTCAAACGGGGTATTGTGACCATTTGCATATAGATAGTTCAACAACCCTAAATCACCCTTTTCGTTTTCACCAGCACGCCATGCTGCGTCGTATGAAACTCGGGCATTTCTAACAATACTGAGATCACTACCCATTGAGTCGATAAGGCGGACCAAACCATGATTCAATACTTTCACTGTTTTATTTTTCATTATTTCTTTTTTCATTATATGCTCCTGCTAAAATGGCTCCCGTGGTTGGAGTCGAACCAACATCTCAAAACAACTAAGTTCAGTGCATTCCAAAATGCTACACGGGCGTAAAATTACTTTTTATCAGCGCGCTCTTGCGCAGCTTCGTTTGAATATTTGAAACCTTCGTATCGCTTGCCAAGCTTCTTAATATTCGCTTCGATGGTTTCATCACGAGTGATACCTAAACATGCGCGTAACCCTTCAAGATAGAACTCCAAATCCCCCAGTTCTTCTATGACATTTTCCACGTCTAGTTTCTTCTGATAAATCGTATGTTTTTTAATCGCATCTAATAGTTCACCCGCCTCCCCACTGATACCTATTGACATATGGTTAAGGTTCGCTAGTCTCGGTGTTGTTTCACTCAAAATTATTGCGCCATCTTTGGTTAGTGTTTCAACCATATCTGCAAAATTTATATCATTCATTGGTTTTTCCTTTTATTAAAATTATCTATCTACTCTTGTCGCCGCACCATTGAACTGGATATGAAAATGCTCATTAGGTGTACCCTTACCTTCCCATAGAACAAGACATTCGTGAAGTTGCACCTTTAACGTTTCAAACATCTTCACTCTCTGTTCTGAAGTCAGATTACGTGTTCTAATATCTGCAGCCAAACCTAGGTAATGTTTGGACGCGGCACTATGCCGACCATCAACAACTGATGTCACAACCATATTAACATCAATATTTGTATAACATTGGTCGGCCACCAACAATGCCATCGTCAATTCTGGCTTCACACCTAATGTGCGAACACCCTGTTTGAAGATCATTTCTTGCGACCTCTTTTAGATCGCGTTGGTGTAACAGGTGGTTTTTCTGAAGCGGGTGTTGGTGTAACAGGTGGTTTTTCTGAAGCGGGTGTTGGTGCAACACCCATAGATTCCAAGGTTGGCTTGGTCTCTTCAACCGCTTCGGTCACCACAATCTCCATAACCGCTGCAACCCCATCACCCCA